AACGTTACACCCAAAGCCTCTGCGGCAGACTGCATCAGTTTTATATCGCCTTCAAGGTTATCGATCATTGTTTTAGCCTGCTGTGCCGCCGCTCCTTCTCCCTCGCTTGCGTTTGCAAGTTCTTCTTTAAATAGTTCTACCTTTTCGGTTGAGGAGGCAGTCATTTTATTGAACGCATTTAAGCCGTTAGTTGTAAAAATAGTATTCTTGTATGCGTTCGCCTGCTCATCTGTCATAGTCGAAAGTTTAGCGTTAAGTTCATCTACAACAACATTAAAATCTCTCGTATTTCCTTGACTGTCATACGCAGCAATACCCAACTCTTGTAGAGCCTGTTTTGCGGTATCGGTGGGAGTATAAAGGTCAGCCATAGCACGATTAAGCTGTGTTGCGGCATTTTCACCCGTTACATTCTGCTCGGCAAGTCTTAACAAAGACAGTGTTACCCCGTCTGCCGTTTGTCCGTAGGAGTTGGCATTTGCAGCAGTTCTTGAAAGAGCCGCACCTAAATCGTTTACATTGGTATTTGCAAGAGTTGCGCCCTTTGCCATAAGGTCGGTGTAGTGCTGTGCGTTTTCCATAGTATCGCCAAAGCCTTTGACGGTACCTGTTGTATAGCTTGCCGCACTTTCCAAAGACAAACTTCCCGCCGCCGCAAGGTTGAGCACCTTTTCTATACCTGCGATCTGCTCCTCCGTATTGAGTCCCGACATAGCAAGGATATTTAAGCCCTGTGCCGCTTCGGTTGCCGAAAACTGCGTAACGGCGCCCATTTCTTTCGCTTTTTCGGTAAGGTCTGAAATTTCGTCGGTGGTTTTGCCCATGGTTGCGGCGATTTGAGATACAGAAGATTCAAAACTTTTGCCGACATCCGTTGCTGCTGTCATAGCTTTAACGGCAAGTTTAGCCATTTCCTCTTGAACCGATACCAAAGCCTTGCCTATATCTAATGCCGCCGTTCCTATGCCCTGTGCAACGGTCGTTACAGCACTGCCTACTTGTGCGGCAGCTGCTTTTAGCTTTTTAAAGGTAGCTGCAGCCTTGTCGTTTTGATCTGCAAGCTTGCTTTCTTCCTGCGTTAAATCTTCCGTACTGCTTAAAGTCTGAGTGTTAGCTTGATTGACGTTTCTCTGCTCCGCTTCCAGCTTTTTCAAACTCCCCTCGGTGCTTATGATCTCTCTTTGAAACGCTCTGTAAGCGTCTGCACCTATCTCGCCGCTTTTGTACTTTTCCTCAACCTGTGCCTGTACGCTTTTAAGCTGCTGTAATTTATCCGAGGTGTTTTTGACCTGCTCAGATAAAATCTGCTGTTTCTGTGCAAGCAAGGTTGTATTTGTCGGGTCGAATTTTAAAGCGTTGTTGACCTGTCTTAACTCTGAATTGAGTATTTTTGACGATTTGTCTACCTCGTTTAACGCTTTTTGAAGTCCGACGGTATTACCGCCAATTTCAACAGTAATTCCCTTTATTGCTTTTAATGCCATTATTTCACCTCTTTTCGGGTACAAAACAGCACTTTGCTTTTATTGCAAAGTGCTGTAAATTACGATAGTTTTATAAATAAATATAAAAAAACTTTCAAAAAAGTGAGGGCGGTCTTTTTTTACTCCCATTCGGCAAGCTGCCGTTTGAATTTATCGTACTTATCTTTCGGTATCAAGCCGCTTTTATATTTCTCTTCAACCATCGGTTCAAGCTTTTTCAGCGTTTCATAACGTTCGTCATCACTGTACGCACTGTCTTTTTTCAACATTGACTGATTCTTTATATGAATGAAATCAATGACAGTACCAATGTTCCAATCCTCAATTTCACAGGCGGTAAGCCCTGCGTTTTTACAGCAAAGTATAAACTCGACAGCGGTCATTAACCGCTCGTTCTTACCGCCTTTTCTGCGTTTTTTGTTAAAGACCTTGAAGCCTGTGACACAAGGTCGGATAACTCTGCCCACACCTCAAAAATATCTATCTCGTCAAAGCTGTCATACCACGTCTGAGGGTCGGGTATAGTCGGGTCTGCCGTCTTTGCAAGTACCCATGTCATATTTTCTATAACAGAGAAATTTATTTTTGACGGGTCTTTCTTTGCCGTGTCAAGTGAAGCGAGATCGGCAAAGAATTCGCTGCCGAATTGGTTGCGGTATCGCATAAGAGTACCGCCCGTACACTTAAAATTAATAGCTCTGCCGTCAATGGTGAGTGTTTTTTCCATAGTATTTTACTCTCCTTTTACGGTGTAGCAGGTGTGTTATTTGTAGTTACAGCCGCAGGCTCGGGAATTGCTTCAAGCTCTGCTGTACCCGAAATTCGCAGCCTTACGGCATTATCTTTTAACCTCGGTTTTGCGTTGATCTTGTATGTGACAAACTGTTCCTCCCAATTGCCCTGCTCTGCCGTTTTGCCTGTGATGTCGGGTCTTGATGTACAAACGCAGTTATAGAATATCTCTGTCTTGCCTACGTCGCTTGTATCGTTGTCGGAAAGAATGAGAGCAAATCTCGGCTTTTCCGTATCTTTAGCGACTTCAAGAGTACCGTTTGAACGTATCTCAAAATCAAGCCACTGCTCGGCAATAGTGTCAATGATATCAATGAGAGTCAGTTCTATCTCATAGCCGCCGTTTACCTCGGCTTCATAGACCGTTTGCGAGTTTGCGTCTATCGTTTTTACAGTGCCGGATGCAGTCGCTTTGTACTCTCTGCCGCCTGCCTCTGCTGCTGCGAAATATATGGGAGTACCGACTGTATAAGTATCTGCGTCTTGTGCAGTTATCGGCGCAAAACCGACATTTACGAGTTTTGTTTTCATAGGATTTTGTCCCCCTTACAGTTCAAAAGTATAGTATGTTATATATAGCTGTTCCTCCGAAATGTAGGAACGGTTTTTCTCATATGTAGTAAAATTATCAAGATAATTTTCAACAATTGTTTCGTTTTCTTCCGTCTGCCCTGCCTTTGTGTAAAGCTCCAGTACAATAACCGTTCTGCATAGAACCGCCCTTGAATCTGCCGCTGTAAACTCAAAATCGTTGTCGGTGTAGATCAGATACGGCGCTGTTTGTTCCTCCAAGAATACGGTATGCGCCGCAGGAAACGGAAGAGAATCAAGCGACTGCGCAAAGCTTTCTTTGTCAAACTTTATCATTTATGCCCCGCCTTTTGTATATCCTTTTCGACCTTTGCGGTAAATTCCTTAATGATCATTTCCTCCGCTGGTGCTATGTGCGGTATCGCCTTCACCCTTTTAGTACCGCCTTTTACTGCGTGCCCGTATTCAAGCAAATGTGTGAGCTGATAGTCCGTTGCATTGTGTACAACAAATTGACTGCCTGCTTGATCTTTGTAAACCTGCCGAACTTTCCAGCCTTTTTTATAATCGCCTGTTCTTTCGGGAGAAGTTTCTTCAAGCGTTTGCCTGAGCTTATTGGCGCAGCTTCTTGCGGACTTATTCACACGATCTGCAAGCTCGTTTGTATATGTTTGTAATTCGCTCATAATTGCCTGTGAGAGGTCTATATCACTGCCCATATACTAACTCCCCTCCGTTCGTTTCTCGACCGTAATTTCAAGCTGCAAGCCGTTTCTGTACGTCCTTACAACGCGATAGAGGACGCCGCTGTATTTAACAATGTCCTCGTTATCATAGTCGTAATGATCGGCTAATACAAACTTAAAAGCGGGCTTTATACCGCTTTGTGCAGCAGTATAAAATTCGCTCTGCGTTACAGACTTGACTTCTGCGAATACCTCGCGAAAAACGTATTCTTTAATTTGATTTTTGTATTTGTCGATAACAATTTGCTGTTTACCGAGTTCAATCACTTCATTATACATCTTCGTCACTTTCCTTATATCCGCTTGACATACTCAGTACATCCCGCAGACTTTCATAACCTTTTTTGTACTGATCGCATTTGCTTAAAAAGTCATACTGTGCCATGCAATACAGCTTTACGGCAGACAGCAAAAGTGAATTACTTTCTACATCTGTATCATTATCGGGAACAGCAATACCGAGCCGCCGCATATCGTCAAGGCAGGCAGAGATATGCTGTCCGATATCATCATCAAGCTTGTTATGAGATATTCTTAAAGCCGTTTTAACTCCATCAATCAGCATATCGTGTCACCTCCTATAAATCAGGCTGTTACAGTAAGAGTTACAAGGCTGTTCTTGTCAACAACTTTACCGTCTGTAATCATTACAGCCTTTCTGATCAGATCGTCGGTGTCGTTGTCCTCATAAACCTTCGCCGTTATCTCGTAGTTAGTGTTGAGAATATAATCCGCAAAATTGAAAATAAACGCAACTGTCGTGTCTGCCGTTACGGTTTTTGTGTAATTCGAGATATAATCGTCAAGAATTACAACCTCACGTCCCAGAATTGAACGCTCGGGTTTGCCGGATATGCCGTAGTTGATACGTGCAATAGGCTGTCCGTTATCATCAGTAATGCCGTACATTGCCATAAACGTTTTCTTCGTCATAGCGTAAACTGCGCCGTTTTCATAAGCGGACGGCAGTGCTGCTTCCATAGCAATAAGGACAGCATAGTCAAGAGCGGTACCGCTTGCGATTGAAATTGCCTGACCCGATGCAGGTGTTTCAGCCAAAATGCCCTTAGGTCTGTCTGTACCCGAACCGCTTATAATAGCCTGCTCCAAAGCCTTAACCATTGCACCGGCTACGTCATTGACAAACTTTGTTTCAAAGGCAGACAGCGACATGACGGACACTTCAAGCGTCATTGAAACTGCAATTTTAAGTTTGTGATAAGTAAAGGTTATTGTACCGTCTACACCGCTTTTCTGAATGGTTACACCTGCACCCTCATTCACCCATGTAGCAGTAGGCTTTACTGTGCTTGTAGGAATAGTCAGACCGCCTTTATAGTTTGTTCTTGTAACAAGGTTGAGAACCGTGCCGATATTTTCCATTTTTTCAACAATACGGTTAAGAACCGTAGTAGGAATAACGGGGCTTACATCGCCGGTCGAAGTCGTGACATTCTGGAAAGCATTAGAGAAGTTGTCGGGAATAGGTGTTCTCTGTGCGACATAATTCATAAACGCTTTTCTGTACTCAAGGCTGCCGAAATCATCGGAAGGTTCTGCTTTATTTGCATAAAACTCCGCCGCCTTACTTGGAATGCTGCCGTTAAGCGCATTCAAATTCGCCTGAGCCGTGCTTTGTGCTTCAAAGTCTTCATCAAGCTTTCTGATCTCGTTCTCTTTAGCCGTATAGCCTTTCATATCGCCCTTGTCAATAAGGCTCTGAGCCTCGTTTATAAGAGCGTTTCTTTTGTTCAAATATGTTTCTCTTGTCATACTTTAACCTCACTTTTTATTTTTTCTAATCTGATTTGTACCGCCGCTTTTGCTTTGGCATTTTCAAACTGTTTTCTCTGCTCGTCTGTTGCTATTGTGCAATGGGAGTTTATCAGCAACTCCCGCCCTGCAATTTTGTCACACAAACCTATGTCAACCGCTTCTTGTGCAGTAAACCAAGTTTCTTTATCCATAAGCGGCAAAAAGTCGCTTTCGGATTTCCCCGATTTATCTATATACGCTTGACACATTGCCCTGTCAGCTTTTCGAAGTGTTTCACTCTCGTGCTTAAAGTCTTTGAAATCACCTTGCGCAACGGTTGACACATTATGTATCATCACCATTGATGCTGCGCTTATATCATTTTCGGCAGCGCACATTATAACGCTCGCCGCACTCGCCGCAAGCCCTACAACGTGAATTTTGACTTTATCTTTGTGCTTTTGTATTGCAGAATAAATTTCTGCTGCCGCAAAAATATCACCGCCGCCCGAATTGATATATATATCAAGCTGTTCTTCTCTTTCTAAGCTTTCTGCAACATCTTTCGGGCAGGTGCTTTCTATGCCAAAAAATTCATATAGCTGTTTATCTTCGTTTGGAATAATAGTACCTTTAATGTTAATGTCCGTTATTCTCACCTCCTGTTGTAGGCCGTGTGTCTAAGCGTCTTATCGGTTCGTCACCGCCTTCAACGGGTGCAAGGTTGAATATCTCTCTCCACTCGTTGGGAGTTAACGCTCCTCTGTCTACCATCGATACAAAGTTAAGCTTTGTATTAATAGTTGCGCAGGCAAGATTAGACGCTTCAAAAATTATTTTGTTGCCGTAGCTTCTCTTTTTCGGAGTAAACAGTTTTCTTGTGTACTCGCCTGCAAAATCCAAGGCGATAGGCTCAATTGAGTTTTCATAAAAGCTGTTCCATTCGTCCTCGGTATAGCTGCCTTGAACAATTTTCTCGTTAACTCCGAAAAGGCTGTATATCCTGCTTTTTACGCTTTCTAAAATTTCAAAATTTGGTATATAGTCGTTGCTTTTAACCTGCGTTACATCTACCCTCGGGTCTGTTGCCGCAACACCGCCCGCAGTGCTTTCGGTGCTTGTATATGCTTCCGAGAAATCTTGTGCGATCTGTTTCAGGTCATCTTTTCTCACCGCACCCGTTGCCTTTAGCAGCCATCTGATGACATTACTGTTTTTGACAGTTTTTATGATACCATCATCGATAGTATTACTGATCTTCAAAAGCGGTGCTAAGGTAGGCATTAACGAATTGCCGAAAATATCATTGTCATAGTAATTTGTTCGCAGGTGCAAAACATCGTCATAATTGAACGTATAAATTTTGCCGTTGCCGAGAGTGAATTTTAAGTATAGGCTGCTGCCTCTGTATTCGGCTTCTACACCGAGTGCGGGCAGTGGAAACAGTTCGACAGGCATTCCGTTTTTATCTCTTGTAATGCTTGCAAACGCGTTGCCGTTAAGTATCAGCTGCGCCGTCATTTTCTCTTGAAACTTTTGCGCAGACATAAGCGGGTTGGGATTTTCAAGCAGCACTTTGATATAAGGCTCGGGATTTACCTTCAAATCGTTTTGCCCCGTGTAAATGTGTTTGCCGACAAGCTTGCCTACTGCTTTTACGTATGGAGCAAGACACGCTCTGACAATATCGCTGTCGTATATTTTTCCGTTCCAAATGTAAGCACCGTTTCCCTTTTCTGTTACAAGCTGATATTTAGCGAGGGTTTCGGACTTCTGATTTTTGAATAGGCGTTTAAAAATATTCGTGTTCATCACCTGCCTTTTTTAGATTATTCCCCGTTAAGTTGCAGGTGCGCTTATCACTGTAATTTCAATGGTATTGCCGTTTGAAAGTGTCGCAGCACCGCCTATAACTGCGCCCTCCGTTGTGTACAGAGTTATCGCCGTAACGCTTGCGCCGGTGTCACCCTTTGCGCCTGTAATATCGAAATTATCTTCAATACTTTCAAGCACTGCCGAAATAGTTTTTCCGTTTGGTTCTGTCTGTTCGGTGTTGCACTTTTTGCCGAGAGCCTTTAATGCGTTTACCGTTCTGCCCATTTTATCACCTCTTTTTGTTTTCGGGTATAAGAAAAGCACCTCAAACGGGTGCTTAGTCTGCTTTTTTATTATCAACTTCTTGTTTTCGCTTTTTGTATTCTTCTTCGTCCATGTCATCGAGCATTGAAGTTATAAGCTCGTTGCGGTCACTTTCAAGCCATCGTTTGAACCATGGCTCCATTGCTTCTACAGCCTTGACGACATCCGAAGGTCTTACATCCAATTCATCTCGAAATGTCCATTCGTCTATATTTGCAAAAGCGCACATTACCTGCTCCACACACCAATCGTATCCGCGAATAACCTCTTTATCGGCTTGAATCAGATATTTTTCGTTATAATATTCGTCTGTTCTGCAATCGGGAAAATAGCTCATTGGTTTACCTCCAAAATGGTAAAAGAATACCGCTCTCGTTTGAGGGCGGTTAAATCAATACTTGATATTTTTCTTTCTTATCGCACCACACAACATAAGCGTCCAAAAGAGCCGCTGTGCCGTCGATCCTTTGTGTACGCTTATCCGATTTACATGGCTGAATGTTGCCGTTTATATCACTCTTAACATCTGTGTTGAGTAAGCACCACAAATCGATCGGATTATCATCATATACTATTTTCTTGCTTTGCAGGTCGGCTTTGAGGTCTTTCATCGGACCGGAAAGAGTTATAACGCCCTGCCTTACGGGTATCATGGTCAGTTTTCCAAACTCGTCTAAAAACAGTCTTAGCAGATCATCCGATATGTGCCAAGGGTCATACCCTATATACATCGGGTAAATATCTTCATTATCTCTTAATTCGCAAAACCAGTCAAAAAACACTCTCTTATCAACTTTCTTCCCCGGGTATGCTCTCATCAAGCCTTGTTCAATCCATTGCTTATACGGAACGTGGTCACGGCTGTCACGATTTCCCTTTTCGTCCTGTTCGTCAATAACCGACTGCGGAATCCAGTACATAGACTTTACATATATCTTATCGTCATTAGGTTTCTGAAAAATAGCTTTAGCCGCATTAAGGTCTACACTGTCGGCTGCGTCCATGCCTCCAATAAAATAGCGATATTTATATTCGGGTATTTTTTCGGGGTTGTGAGCGTCTTCGTAAGTGAGCCAACGACTTTGCGGATTTTCTTTAAGATTGAAGTCTTTAACAAGTACAGTAGGCTTAAAAGTCGGGTCTGACTTTGCTTTATGTACCATTTGCCTTAGATAATCGTATGATTTGACAGTGCCTAAACCGGGATTAGCTTTTATCCAACATTGTTCCTTCTCCCATTCTTCGGGGCTGTCAAGCTCGTAGATAAACGGAAGAAAATGCTCGTCTTGTATCTTTCCCGAAATGACTTTTTCGGCGTACTCATACTGCGCGTCAAATATACCGTTTCTTACAAATCCGTTAGTTGTTATAGTAAACAGAACAGGCTGTGAGCGTGCGCCCATAGCCTGCTTTATGAGGTCGTATAAATCTCTGTTTTTTATAGCCGCCAGCTCGTCAATGACAGCGCAATGAACGTCCAAGCCGTCAAGGCTTGCCGTCTCACTTGCTAAAGCTTTGAT